ACGTTTCAATTTAATTGTTGCATGGTCATAATGTGTTTTTCTGTGACCATTATCTAATTCGTAGTGGTCAGTTACATCGTGTGCTGGATCAGTCAACATTGACATTGTAATATTGCCGGTATTTGTTTTTGAATCAACAATCCTAACAATTTCATAAACGTCAGATACTTGTAAACTAACTGGAACACCAGGAGTTTTAAGATTGTTTAGTGGAAAAGAACCACCAATAGTCGAAAAATCATAGTGTGTAACACCAATACTTGGAAAAACATAGCCTCCAGTAATAGCGGTAACCGTGCCTGTATTGCCAACGTTTAAAGCGTCTACATCGTCCAATACATATGGAACTCTTTCGTGCAAATAATCATTTGTTGGAAATAAAGATTTTGTTCTGACTGCACCGTTTGTACCATCTTCTGCATTATTAACTTTTGTTTTGATAATAAAATCACAACGAATTGCAGCGGTGTTCAAATCAACTTGAATTGTTGTACTATTAACAGCAGTAACCGTAAATAAGTTATTAGCCAATGATAAAATGGTGTTTGCAGCAATACCTGATGCCGAATTTGTTGAAGAAGTGTCAGAACGAACCAAACAAACAATGTTTTCAAGAATAGCAGTATCACCTAAAACGCCGCCTGATCCAGCAAAAGCAAACGTATCTGTACCAACAGTGGAAATTGTAATTACACCGCCGCCGTCCGATAACTTGTTTGCATAAACTTTATTCGCAAAGAAATCAAAGTTTGTGATTGTTCCTTCTTTTAAAGCTTCAAAAGGAATTGCAAACAACAAACTATCTTTATTCTTTTCTGTAATATAAGCATCACCTGAAGAATCTCTTGATTCAACATTAACATCACCACCCCAAAGCAATGCACCACCAGAACGAATCACTAGCGATTCTGCACCAGAGAAACCGGATTCAATCGTAAATGCATTTGAAGAAGGAGTAAATGTTAAATTGGATTCTAATCTAATAAAATTTGAACCAGAAGATTCAATTCTAATTGGTGCCAAATCGGCGCCAGCGCCATCAGTGATGTGAAAATACATTCCTTGATATGAGTTTGCCTGTAATGTTGTACACCATGCGGCAGGCAATATAACGTTTGCGGATGCGTTACCAGAAGAAGCAAGGTTACCAATGATTGGTGTGGTGTTTGCTTCAAAAACATTCAGTCTGTGTGTATGTGATGAACCTAATGTTGTTGTCGTTGCACCATTGTACTTCATGTTATTAACACGAATCGTACCAATTTTTGTGGAATTATAATATGCTGTACCTTGTTTATCAATATATTGTTTAGGCACACAGTGAATATCTAATGTTGGGAATGTAGTAATATCGAGGTTTGTTGTACCTTGAACATTTTCAACAACAACATAACTTGAGTAATTTGTAGGAATGTCATAATCTGAAACATTAGCTGTTGCACGACCACGATAGACACCAATCTTAGTTGGTGCAATTGTTTGGAATTCATGTCCAGCAACATATGCTTTACCTGGATCTAAAATTACACTGAAGTAATCTGGATCAGCATAGTTGTTGTTGGCACGATTTGCATATTCTTCCTCTAACGTCAATACGAATGGATCAACTGTGTAGTTACCAGATTCATCAAACGTTCTTCTGGCCAAAGTCTTTTCAATTTCACTGTAAATTGGATAAGCAACTTCTTTAGTTTTAACACCGTCAACGACACGTATAACTTCAAAGAACGCAGATTCGTCTGCTGAATCTAGTGTGCGTTTTGATAGTCGGGTGATAAGTTTTGAACGTGTGGCACCAGGTGCTTGATAGTTAAATGAACCTTGAGCAGGATCTAACAATGAAGCATCATCAATCTCATCATAAATTTCTTGGTCAAATTCGATACCAATTTTATATGATGGCAATACGTTAATTGTTGCTGTGTCATAACCTAAGCGATAGAATGTCTCAAGTACCAAAAATTCAGGTAATACTTTTACAAATTGACCTTTAAAGTAATATACACCTTCTTGTATGCTGGCAACATAAGAACGACCAACAGCATTTGTTGCTAAAGCTTGTGCAAAAATGTTCTGACCAGAAATTTTCATTTCGTCAGATTCAACAAATTTTTCACCACTCAGGTACTTAACAACCAAAATAGGATTCGTTGTCGTATTATCAATTGAAATAACCTTAGCCCGAACAATTTTAGTTGTGTTGTAACCAATGATTGTTTTGTTTAACCAATTTTCCAATACAACATCTTCACCGCTGTATTGTGTGTTTAATTGAATGTAATATGCTCGGTCATCAAGTGAGATTTTACCACCAACGATTGGACTACCACTCTTAAAAATGTGATTGCCAAACTTTTCAATTTGGTTTGCGAGGATGGTTTGTGCTTGAGTTAATTCTCTGGCTTGAACTGCATATCCAGGTCGGAATAAGACACGCATGAAGTTCTTGTCTTCATCGAAGTCGTCAAAATATGGGTCGTAGTTGAAAAGAGTTGTCATGTATTCCTCGTTAGAAACTCAATATAAATTTAATTCGGTCCGTTTGGTCAGGATCCCTAGTCAAAGGTTGCTGATTAATAATCATTAGTGTTTTACCAGAATATAAATTTAATTCCGGGTCTGTTTTTGAAACACCAACTCGAATCGCACCACTTAAGTTACCTTTGATGGTTGCGTTTGATTGAAATGTTCCTAATATATTATTTAAGAATAAGTTATTTGTAAGTTCATCAAACGAAATAACTTGTGCTGAAAATGTTGCGGTCTCTATTGAATCACCTTGATAAACATACTCATCGTTGTTAAAATCACCAATACCTGGAGAAACGTTAATCTTTGTGTATATGTTATATAGTTGACCAGAAGCCAAGGTTGATGTTCCAAAAACGTATGGATTTTTAATCAATGAAATTTGCCTAAATTCATTTTCTGCTGGAAAATCACCAGACTCATTACCGGCAAAATCAACATTTAACATAATTGTGTTGGCCGAAAGCTCTTCTATTGGATCGTAACCATGACCATTCTGTGGTGCAAGTGAAATTATAGCAGCTGCATTAGACCCATTGCCGCCAGAAATGTCTGTAAATATCACATTGGCTTTTGTATAATTTAAACCACGACTCTGAACAATTACGTTTTGAATACGTCCATTGGACACGTTAGCTTTTAATACTGCACCAGTACCATCACCATTAATTGATATAATTGATTGTGTTGAACCATCAACATAATTATTACCAGTATTCGTAACTTTTACAATGTCGATGCTACGATTCAAAGCAGCAGCACGGACAAACTTATTGTAAGTAACTGGCATCCAATCGGAAGTTAAAAATCTTTCCTTTTGGGAAGAGTTTAAAGTGTACATATATTTCCACTTAAAACCATCAGTAGTCTGAAAATATGGTTCCTCTAATGATGTAGACGATAGAAATAGTTGTGGCTCATCAGTAGAATTTGCGCCGCCATTATTATCCAAACACTTAAAAACTTGATCTTTACTATTTAAAACATAGTAGTTTGCGTTGCCTGAATCATATGTATAATAACTAGTATTTGAAGTCCAGTTTCTTCTCGGAACAACATAAGAAATATCATTCAATGACATTCTTTTCGCAACAATAGCATTATCCCAACATTGTACAAGTGATGGTATACTTCCTGTTGGTGTTGGAACAACTTCTGTTCCTGAGGTCCATGGAATTTGTTTACCAAGTATTGCAAAAATATAAGCCTTCTTAGATTGCGGCAAATAATCGTTTGCACCAATATCAAATAGAAAGGTGAAATCTTGAGCTAACTCGGTTGAAAAGTTTTTAGTAATTATTGAAGGCATGTCTTTATTTATTCAAGTTTTTGGTGATATGTTACCACAAAGGTCGAATTTGTTGTAAAATTAGTACTAACTAAAATGGTGTTGGCATTAACAAAAGTAACTTGTTTTGTGTCATTGAACAACAAACTGATATTTGCTGTATTGTTAGAAATACCAAAATTTGTATACGTATAGATTGTGTTTGCGTTTATGACTTCAGTTACAGTTGATGTATTACCTGTTGATAATTTAATGACATCATTAGCCTGCACATCATTGATAAAGTTTGTTGATGTGCCAACAATAACATTAGAAGACGCACCAATATTGACAGTACCACTAATTCTGCGTTCAACAGATGTTAATGTAACGTAATCACCAACAGAAATAATAGATAATAGGTTTGACGATGCACCTGTAGCAACCATGCTGTTCGAACCATTCGAAATATTGAATGTATTGCCTAAAGTTTGTACTGAAATTAATATTGTTGTATTGTTTGGTCTGGCCGCAGCTGCTTCATTGGCACTAATTCTATTAACAAAAGTTTTTGTTCCAACAGGATGCACAACATCATTCAAAGCCTTTTTAAACTTAACATAATCATTTTCTGTATTAATAACATATGAAAAATTATGATACTTTTTGGAATCTTGTAATTTCTTGTCTGCACTTAATTGACCGTCTTCATTTAAGTAAATGCCAGGATAACGAATCAAACCATTCTCAAAACCAGCCGTAGCTTTAGCTTTGCCGTCTCCATAGTATGATATTGTAACAACATTTGCGGATACCGTATTGTCATTTGATATAATTTGTGTAGCAACATTAAATGTACCACTATAATTATAAATTCTCATGTGGTTATTTGTTGAAACATATCTGTCAACATATGCAACAAATGTTGTGTTTGTATTTGATGTGCCTTGATAAATTTTAGTGTTAGCAACAAAAATTTGACCTTCAGTTACATTTGATACAATTAAATCAGCATTACGTAATGAAATTTGTGGTGAAGCGATGTAATCATAACCATAACTGATAACACGCAATGATGAAATTGATCCAATTCTAGTTGTTGACAATTCAAGTTCTTCACCATCACCAAGAATCTCTTTAGCAATTAATGAGGCTCCTGTTCCA